TTATTTTTTCATGAGATTTATAGTTTTTTAATATGTCCATACTACTTTCCAAAGGAAGTATTTTTAAAAGATTAAAAGTAGCAGACGTTATTTTTCCAAGATCTCCGTGACATTCACTAAACGAAGCGGACCATCCCTTTTTTATTTTTTCTTGAGGGATATGAGGAACAATTTCATGTACCATGTCAATTAATCTCATTAATTGTTCCATTAACATTTTGTAATAATTCATTTGTAATAAATTTAATTTATTAGGTATATTTTTAACTAAATTTATTTTTTCTTTTGCCAATTCTGATTGTTGTATAGACAGTACTAAATCGTTTATGTGAAAAGATTCTATAGCACCTTTTTTTAAAAAACTAGGCCCATGTTTTAATATTTGTGTTGTGATTTCGTGAAATTCATATTTTTTATTTTCATATTTTTTTAACATGTGTTCATAAAGCGAATTAATTGCTTTATTATTTAATAAAGTAATTTTAAAGGCAGTTGTTTTTGATATTTTTGGACAAACAATATAAAGAACACATTTTTCTTTTAGCTGTTTTAATAAATTTAAATCATCTAAAGAAGCTATCACCCCTATTAAAACACCATCATGGATACTTTGAAGATTTAATAATTTTTCTAAATGTTGACTAGTTTGTTCTTCATCCTCTTTATAATTACATAATTCAATGAAACCATATCCTTTTTTTCTATAATCTTCTGGCGAAACTAATAATAAACCATCTTTATAGGGTGTAATAGGAATTGCTTTATCTTTTACAATTTCTTTATATTCAGAATAATCAATTTGTTCATAATCTTTAAGTTTTATAGCAACACCATGAAGTTTGTGAAATTTTTCTTGATACTTATCAGACATATCAAATTTCTGTTTTGAAAGAAAAACATCAGGAAGCGTAAAACCTATGTTATACACATCTTCTTTAATTTCTATTTCATCGTTAACTAAAACATTTGAGTTTTCAAAATTAGTATTTAAATTATTCATTTTCTTCCTTTCTTTTATTATTTATATTTTCTCTTTCAAACTGTCTACATACTCCTGGGTTTCAGGATCTAGTTCCTCTTCTTCTTTCTTTCCAAATATATCGTTCCAATTCTTTCGGTAGGTATCATCCGGTATTCTAGAAACACCATCCCATTTACGTCCATGTTCTTTATCAGCCATAAATCTCCTTTTGCATTTTTCTAGCTTGTTCTACTTGTTGATCTAACTCTTTATATTCTTCTTTTACCATTTTAGTTGCACCACGATCGTCTTCCTCAATAATAAAAAAATCCTTACCATTCCAATAGTATCCTGCAATATTTTTTTTCATTGTTTCCTTGTGATAAATTGTAGAGTATTCCAAATCGTATCATCAGTGATTTCTATCTCCCCTTGATTCTGACAGGTAATACAATCGTCTTGTTTTTTCTCATCCTTAGTGTTTCCCACATATCCGTTGCCATTGCAATTAGGACAAATCATAAATCCAGTCATAATTGTTTTTCTTTCCTAGCTAAATAGTCTCGAGTGTTTTGTTCGACATCGGTTTCTAATACAGAAATTACTTCATCTGCTTGTCTACCTCCATCGCCCACTACTAGATTAACTGCTTCTCTGATTTCTTCTACGCTGTGCTTAGTCATATTTGAGACAACCTTTCTTGAAATAAAACTTGATTAATTTTCCGAGTCATTATTTTATGGACACGATCGGAATCTAAATTAAGTGCTTCACATACCGTTTCAAAAGTTCCTTCTTTGTGTTTAAACCAGTTGCGAGCGCTCTTGGTATCACTTACCTCTGTAAACACTTTATGTTTTACTTTTAAAACACGATTTGGCTTATGTAAGGCATCAAAAATAGCAGTCGCCATAACGGACCTCCACAATTTTTCTTCTGCAGTTAAAAGACTATCGCCAGACTCTAATTGTATAGGTTTACTTTGTGAGTTTGCCATTTAATTTTCTTGCTTTCTCGTTTACTAATGTTTTAACTACTTGACTACGGCTCAACGTTACGTCCGGATTTAACTTATTTTGTAATTTGGTAATGATGGCGTAGGTATCATTATCTACGGTTACATTACTGTACTTGCTTTTGTCTGTCATTTGATTTAACCTTTCTTTATTTAATTAAATACGTTATATAGGACTTTAACATATTAAGTCAAGCCTTATGAAAACATTTATTTTAATTGCGATGTTATGTCATCTAAACCCTAATGGCCAAGAATCTTGTGTGCCATTGGTTGCAGATCCACCTGTTTATTATCCAACAGAAGAAGTATGCAATAAAGCAGCTATAGGTAAAAGAAAAGAATTAAGAAATACTGCAGAGTTATACAAACTATATGTTACCGAAGTGTATTCTACTTGTATAGAAGACAAAAGAAAATTACCCATTTAAGGGTGGCCTTGACCGCGTTCTATTTTTTTAGGTTTCTTATATTTTTTGGAATGTCTTCCTGGGCGTTTGCGTCTTTTTCCTTTAATGAGTTCGCTGACCCCAACTTGTGCTTTTTTAGCCATCTTTTATCTTCGTTTGTTATTCTTAAATATTTAATGGAGCCATTAACATATTGTCTAGTGTCTTCTCCACAGTTAGTACATCTATAATAATCTGTCACGATTGCAACTAAAATTGCTTCTTCTTCACATACAGGGCAAATACCATGAACGGTGTCTATTTGTTTAATTAAATCTCTTATAGTACTTCTTTTTACCATGGTTTATATACTGTTTTCCCTAGCTCCTCGTCTCTCGCCGCTCGAAGGGAGTTGCTACGGTTCTTCTCTGAGTTCCATGAGACATGGACCCAGCCACTGTCGGGCTCACCATCTCGATAAAACTCGAGAATCAATTGATCGTACTCTAAATTTTCTTTAATCCAAGTAGCTAGGATTTTATTATCAATCCCTGGAACTTCTAGGTCTGCCGCGTTGCCGGTTGCATGTTGACTAGTTATTTTAGATCCTATGGCAATACACAATTCAGGACTACGGTACCCTGATGAAATCATTACCGGTGCTTCAAAATGAGACCGGATGGGTTGTAATACATTGACACACAAAGCTTTTAAATTATCAATGTGGGCAGGTGATGGGTTGTTGGGTATCCCTTTTCGCTCTGCTGTTTGAGACTTGACGAGTTCGCTTAATTGAAAATTGGCTGAGAGTTTCATTATTTTTTTTCTATATCGTAAAACATATCATCAGTGTCGTCTGTTTTCCAGTCCTTGTTCTCTACGTTCCACGTTGTAGTTTGGACTTTATAGTCTGGCTTAGCGTCACTAGTAGTAAAACTAGGTATGTTCCACAGAATACGATTATTAGGCTGAGCTGCATAATTACCGTTATCAAGAGCCAGAATGTGTGCACACTTATGTTCATGAGAGATTTCAGAATGTTCTGTATCCAAAACATTGGAGTCTGGATGAGCCCAGTCAATGGTGAATAAATATTCTCCAGGATACATTTTTTTATCCTTGCCAAAAAATTTACCACGTTGTCCATCTAAAAAAGAATAATTAGTAACAGCAGGATGATAACTAAAACAGTTCCACAACTGTAACTCGTCAACTTGCATATCGGGCACTTCGGTTCTTTGAAGATGTTTTTGAAAAAAAGCTGAGATAGGCAATCGATAGTAGACCGCACCATTCGGTAGTAAGGCGTGAAACAAGATGGCTCGGGTGGCGATTGATGCAAACCCGAAGACCACACACTCTTCACTTTGTCCATGATGACTTTTAAGATCATAAAGATATTCTTTCCTAACGGAACAATATAAAGGTGGTATATTTGAGTTAAGATACGCCATAGTTTAGCCATAAATGTCTCCCCAGCTTTTGCCGGATTCATAATCTACTTTGTTAGGAACCTTGAGTGTAACAGCATTTTCCATAATCTCAACTATCTTTTTAGCATGTTCTGGAGACTCTACCGAGATATCTAATTCATCATGTATTTGAATATGTGGTATAATACCTTCTTCATAAAGATCTAACATAGCTTTTTTAGTCATGTCGGCTGCACTTCCTTGTATCAATTTGTTTAACGCTTTGTAAGTCATGGCTCTTTTAATTCGTCTACGTCCATACGTTAGTTCTGCTTCTTCATAAGTCATAGGAGTGTGCATACCAAAAGTATCCGGTTCCCATTTATTAAAACGACATCGTCGTCCTAGTAAGGTTCCAATAGATCCGGATCCTTGCGCATGAGAAGAAGTTCGATTCATTAAATCTTTTACAAACGGAACGTTCTGGTGATATTGATTAAATAATTGTTCTGCTTCTTGTTTGGTACTTAATCCTAGTTCTGCTTGTAATTTTGCTTTACCCATTCCATAAAACAATCCTAAGTTAATAGTCTTAGCTTGAGATCTAGAAATGCCTGCCATGTCTGCCACGGTTTGGTGAAAGTCTACGGAGTTATCTTTAAACTGAGCCACAATTTTAGTAACCGATTCATCAAAACAAATCGGTTCAGTGGAAGCTGCATAGTGTACCACTAATCTTGGTTCTTGTTGAGAGTAATCAAAACAACCCCACAAATGATTTTCTTCTGGAATAAATAATCCACGAATCATAGGACCTAAATCTTTATTTCTAGCAGGAATTTGTTGTAGGTTAGGATTAGAATAACTAAATCTACCGGTAACGGTTCCTCCTTGATCAGAACGAATAGGATTAATATCCGCATGAATTCTTCCTTTATGAGAATGTTTTAAAATCGTATCAATAAACGTAGTGTGAGCTTTGTTGATTTCTCTGGCTTTTGCTATCTTCTGTACTAAAGGATGTTGATGGGTAGACAAATAATTCTTAGTAAAAGAAGGAGCATTTGATTTTGCCGTTCGTTCATAAGTTAAACCAAGTTTATCAAACACGGTTGCAATACTTCTTGCTGCCCATATTTGTGGTTCTATTCCGGTTTCTCTTTTTATATCTAACAATAAGGTTTGTTCTTTTGAAACTAATGTTTTTTTCAGTACATGCGCTTTTTCATTGTCCACACGAACGCCTTTAAATTTCATATCAATCAAACAAGGAAACAATCTAGTTTCTAAATCAAATACTTCGGTTAAGTTTTGTTTATTAATTTCTACGGATAATGTTTTAAATAATTGTAAAGTTAGTTCAGCATCTTTTTCTGCATAGGCTCCCACATACATTGCCGGAAGTTTGTACATTTCTGATTTAGCATCCACGCCTGCTTGTTCGGCCGCTAGTTTTAAACCTTTTTCATCTTTGACTTCTCTTAAATAATCATAACCAATACTATTTAAGGTATAAGAAAATCTATTTTCATCAATCAAAGAAGCCATCACCATCGTATCTACTAGGTGACCATTAATAGGAATACCTAGGGCACGAATCCAACAAACATCGTACATAGCATTGTGAAATATTTTTACTCCATCGGTTGCACATACTTCTTTGAACCAATCTAATACAATTCGTTTATCTAAGTTACCTTCTCTATGTGCAATAGGATAGTATCCAGACCAGCCTTCAATGGCTACGGCAATACCAATTACTTCTCCGTTACCAATGACAGCACCGGATCCTCTAGTTTTTAAATCAGGATCCCTAGTCTCTAAGTCAATCGCAATATACTTTGCTTTACTTAGATCAGGAAACGTTTCCGGACAATTCCATTCGGTCGCTGCTTCAAATAACATAATACATCAACACCACTATAGTTACTAATAAAGCAAAATTCATTTGCTTATATTTTCTATTTCTAATTCACAGTAATGAATAATTTTTTTAAGATCTTCAATACCATTTTTATCTTTATAACGTACTACGTACTTGATAACATTTCCTTGAAAAAAACTCAAGCCATTGGTCTGTATAAAAGTGTATGGTTGTATTTTATGTTTAGAGTAATGATCTCCACCTTCTTGTCTATTAGTAGGAAACAAACGTTCCATGTCTTGTCTAGTAGTCATATGATTTCTTCTCCTATGTTGTATTGGTAATCGTAATCATGACTCATGATGTACAATCGTTCTTTGGCTCTAGTTACTCCCACAAAAAACAATCGGTGTTCTGTGTCTTTATCTCGCAAAGCCGAGTCGTAGATAATTTTTTCTAAATCTGTAAATAAAATAACATTGTCACACTCTTCTCCCTTTACACTATGAATGGTTGCAATTTTAATTCTAGCTTTTTTACTTAGATCCTCGCTGCTCGCCACTAGTTCCTGGATATGTAATTTTTGTTCTTCGGTTACATTCAATAGTTCCCAGCTGCCCGTTACTAGAAGCCCGTGGTTCAGCATCAACTCATCGATGTCTACGGTATCCACTCCGTCCAGAGACTTGCCTCCAGAGAATTTATATTTTACTTGCTCATCTTTAACGGTTAAGTATTCATAGACCTGTTGTGCTTCTGCACCTGAAACACTGGCACCTTTGTTTAAACGATTCCAGATACTAATTGCTTGTACTAAGTCATTAGGAAGTAAAGGATTATATTTACATTCAAACCTATGTCCCAGAGACATCATATACTCTACAATGGGTTTCATTTGATTGTTGGTCCTAGTTAAAATCATCCAGTTACCTGTACTAAAATCTAATTGCTCTAAACTGGCATCTTCCACTACCATCCCGGTTGCATCTCTAGGGATCCAAACCTTCTCTCTTCGTTGCTCTACGTTCTCTAAGATAGACATAGCTACTCGATGCACGCTTCTAGGGACTCGTCTCGATTCTGTTTGTGGATCTAAAGTTCCTTCTAGGTTAATAAAAATAGTAGGGTCTGCACCTTGGAAAGAATAGATTGTCTGATCGTCATCCCCCGCAATGTAGGAACGTTTACATCGGGATTCAATGTAAAAGAACATATCCCATTGCAAGGGACTTAGATCTTGTGCTTCATCAAGAAAGACAACGTCGAGGGGTGGACATTTATCTTTCTTAACAAACTGGGATATCATGTCTGAAAATTCAAACATGGTAAAATCTCTTTTAAAATCTTCTAGGTCTTGTTTAATTTGTTGACATAAACCCATGTCAATAGAATCAATAACATCTAATTCTAGTGCGGCATCATCTAGTTCAGGGATCTTTTTAGATCTCGCATAGTCAATTACTTTCATATAATTGTTTCGGTACTCTGGAATTCCACTTTCATTGGTAATGGTTTCAAACTCTAGGTCCTGACAAATGCCTGAATAGTTTTTAAATCCTTTCCAGTTGGTCCCTTGAAGTAATTGTGTATTGGTATTGATGCCTAATTCTCTCGTCCCTAAAGCATGTAAGGTACTAACCAATACTTCTTTATTCGGATACAACATACTAATTCTATTCCTTGCTTCATTGGAAGCTGCATTACTAAACGATACATATAAAACTTTATCAGGACTGGTGTGTTCTAGTTCACGGGCCAAGTGATGATTGATTAACCGGTAGGTCTTACCCGTTCCAGGAGGTCCAGGAATAATGGTTCTATTGGAATGGAGCATCTTTAGCTTTATTCTTTCTAATGATTACGGTATCTAAATCTATTTTATCAACAGCCCAGATTCGTTCTGTTTTCTCATCAATCTTTTTAAAGACTTGCTTACCTTTAAAAATGTTTTGAACTAATCTCATGGTTTTATTTTTAGGATAGGTTTTATCCGGCCAAGACTTAGTTCGTACTAAAGCTCTCCAGAAATCTTTCCATCTAAAGTAACACACACCTTCTTCTATAAATGCTTTGGACTTTTTAATATCCGATAAAGATTTACCAGGGGCTCTGCTAACAAAATCTACTAAGACTTCTTTTAACTGAACATCAATTCTCATGTCCTCAGGAGCAGGTAAAGGTTCATTCATTTCATTTAATAACTTAGAAATCATTTTTCTCCAGATGAGTTTGGCAATTGGAAGTAATGGTTTGTTCAACTGAGTTAAACATACAATAGAAAACTTTTCAGGATCATGTAATATTTCAGGTTCTACTTCTAAAGTTTCTCCATCTACGGTTACAAAAAACAACGGTGGATCAGAATCTAATTTTTTAATTTGTGTAATCTCCGGCATGGCTGCACCTTCTTTTCCATACTTTCTTGTGTAACAAAGTTTCTCCTGACAAAATCCACAGATAGGTTTGTCATTACATTTGTAATCATAATTCTTTTTTTCAATAGAGTTAATTACACTGATTACATCATTGGCTTTTAAAGGTGGATTTATATATCTTGCGATGTTATATTCTTCGACTTTATTTTTCCAAGTATCTGGATTAACTTTTCTTAAATACACTCCAATATTAAACAGACCATTATTTCTTCCTGCATGATCTACATCTTCTCCTTCTACAATCGCACCATTAGATAAAATGGTTTGTAAACAAGGTGGTCCATCAGGAAAAATAGTTTCTTCGGTTTGATTCTTTTCTAATTGAACATGTATTAGTTGCTCTTTGGTCAAAACATGTTTATTATAATAGGCCGAAAATTGTTCCATGGTTAATGCCTTGCCAACATCATCAAACGCATAACGAACCGAACGATCCCCACCGTGATACGGCATGTTTAAAAAATTACCTACGTCTCCTCGTTCTGCTTTCACACTATTTTGTTTAGGAAATATTTCTGTCTTGGCATATCCTAAGATAGATGCCATCGCTTGTAACTTAGTTCTCATTAACGAGGCAGGTACAAACTCACTGGTAAAACAAAACACATGTGCTCCACCGGATTTTGATCTACATAAGATCAAAGGTAATTCAAATTTTCTTATCTTTTTTATAAATGCAGTATGATCAAAATTATACACATCAATATCAATAGCACCCCATTTGCATTCGTTGTTTTCATTAATAGGTACAATTCCTAATGCTGGTTCTACTCCGTCTATATGAGATTGCCATAAGTGATCAGTAACAGGTTGTTTAATAGTAAAAGATCTAACTTCTTGCTTTCCGTTCGGTCGAACTTCAGCTGTCTTTTTGGTTTGACCATAAGCAGTATCTAATCCCTTAAAGATTTCTTTTAGTCTTTCTAACATTATATCCCTCTAGTTGTTCGGGTGGTATTGCTACCACCCGATTGTGTCAATTATTTGTTACTCAAACTTGCATTAAAGTCTTTTGCTCTTTGATACAAGCTAGCACTCGCTACTGGTCCTGCTGTTTTCACAGCATACCCATACCATTGATTCCCTTTTCCAGAATTCAATACAGTAGATATGTTATACATATGACTGTACGAAGCTGGAGTAAAAGTACCCGTAGCATCTGTCATGGTTTGTGACATTTGTAGTGATTGCCATTTTCTACTTACTTTACCTTGAGATGAACTCATAGATATTAAAGCAGTTTCTGCCGATCCATTATCTCCCACGATAAGAACGTAGTTTTGATGTACCGTTAAAATATAATTACCATTTTGTAATCTATCTTTACCGCCATCTTTGGTTGTCTTAGATAAAATATCAGAATTATCAGGATACATTTGTTCCGGTCTACCTGAACCAGTTCCAAACTCTGCCCATTCTTGATACTCCATTCTATAGTAACACGGTATTACGTTAATACCTTGTTCACCTGCATACAGTTTTTTAGTTACTGTATTTAGTAGCATTCCAGGTTCTGCATCTTCTACGTAATTTTGATTACGTTTCTGTGCTTCTCCTGAACTGTTTTGTAAAAGTTTTAAGATAGGTAGAGCAAGAGATTCTTGTCTTACATTCTCAAAACCTTTGTCGGCATCTTCCCTAAATAAAATAGTAGAAGGCATTTGTGCCGGTTTCTTTACTTGTACTTCGTCCATAGTTAACTCCTTGTTATTTTTGTACGGTTACCCTCGTAAGGTTTAAAAAGATCAGAAGGCACATCGAGTCCAGACTCGATGCGCTCCCTGACTAACGCCTTGAGTGTCTGAGCATGAACACCAATTTTCTGGATAGGTTCAAAGCCCTGACCTCGTGCAAGGACAGCGTAAGTTGCTGCCTTGTTATCTTCGCCACGACCAAAGGTAACGGTGATATCATTTTTAATAACATCACCTAGACCGTTATTACGAAGCCATTGAAAAGCATCCCCTTGTTTGTCGGCAGGGATAGACGCGCTGTAAAATTTTCCTACTTCTACAGACTCTCCGTCACTTAGCTTTAATTTTGTAATATTCATTTCCTTCATCATGGAAGGAATTTCAAACTCTGCTAAAACTTTTGCTTGCTCTTTTAATTTCTTAACACCTTCTTCAGCATTAGCAATTTCATCTTCTAAATTTTTTAATTCCTGCACTTTATCGGTTAGTTGTTTTGGATCAACCACAGCTTTCATTGCATCTATTTTGTCGTCTCTAAAATCTATACTCATATTATAACCTTTCTAATTTTCTTTCTAATATAATCCCTCAAAATACGTTTGTCAAGCCTCCGAACTAACTTTTTGATATAGATCAATTTCAATTGGATAATATCTTCTTTCCTGTTTATCCCACTTCAATAAGTTATATTTACCGTTGGTAATATCAGAAACAATAGAACAGGCAACACCAATAATAGCGGGATCTCCTGTTAATAATAAATAATCTTGGGGTGTGTAATTTTGTAGCAGTTTTCTTAATTTAAAAATTAAAGGTCCTGCACTTAAAATAATTTGTGCGTTCTCAGGTAATAAAACTTTTAGTGTACCAAATTGAGAGGCACCAATAATATTAATTTTTGGTCTACCTTCTCTTGTCCCTGGGACATCTTGTATTACATATACTGTATTATTCATTCTTGACTTTATATAACCTAATCTATATATCTTTTCAACAGAAAGAATAAGTATATGCATTATAAATTTAAAAGCAAGCCTTTTGCTCATCAATTAAAGGCCTTAGAAATGTCGTGGGACAAAAAAGTATTTGCGTACTTTATGGAAATGGGGACTGGTAAATCTAAAGTTTTGATTGATAATATTGCCATGCTTTATGACAAAGGTAGAATTAATGGAGCGTTAATTATTGCTCCTAAAGGGGTTTATAAAACTTGGACGGACGAACAAATTCCAGACCATATGCCGGAGCACATAGAAAAAGAAGTGGTATTGTGGGAATCTACAGCAGGTAAAAAGAAAGAAGAGGAACTACAAAAATTATATAAATCTTCAGACGACCTTCATATTTTAGTGATGAACGTAGAGGCTCTGTCTACTAAAAAAGGAAAAATATTTGCAGCTAAATTTTTATCTTGTCATGAGTCTATGATGGCGATTGATGAATCTACTACCATTAAAAATCCTACGGCCATCCGAACTAAAACTATTTTAGATTTAGGAAAAGATGTTAAGTACAAAAGAATTTTAACTGGGTCACCGGTTACTAAATCACCTCTTGATTTATTTACTCAATGTTATTTTTTAGATCCCTGGTTGTTAGAACAACAATCGTATTATAGTTTTAAAACTAGGTACGCTATTACCAGACAAATCAATGTGAGCGGAAGAATGATCCACATCGTAAGTGGATACAGAAATCTTGGCGAATTATCTAATCAGTTAAAACCTTTTTCTTTTAGATGTTTAAAAGATGATTGTTTAGATCTTCCTGCAAAAACTTACATGAAACGAATCATTCAACTGACATCGGAACAACAAAAAATATATGATCAAATGAAAAAAATGGCTCTTGCAGAATTGAATGGTAAACTTACCACGACTGCAAACGTTATTACTCAAATGATGAGATTACAACAAATTACTTCAGGTCATTTTAAATCAGATGATGGAAAAGTTCAGGTGATTAAAAATAATAGACTCAGTGAATTACTAGATGTGTTATCAGAGATGGAAGGTAAAGCAGTTATCTGGGCTCACTGGAGACATGACATTCAAACGATTGTAGACGCTGTTAAAAAAGAATATGGAGATAATTCAGTGGTTACTTATTATGGAGATACTTCTACAGACGATCGACAAAAAGCAATTAAATCTATTCAAAATCCAGACAGTCCTGTGCGTTTCGTTGTAGGTACCCCACAAACGGGTGGTTATGGTATCACACTAACCGGTGCTAGTACCATGATTTATTATTCTAATGGATATGATTTAGAAAAAAGAACTCAATCCGAAGCAAGGATTGACCGTATTGGTCAAACTAGAAACATGACCTACATTGATATCATTGCAGAAAAAACAATTGATGAAAAAATTGTATTAGCTTTACGAAAGAAAATTAACATTGCGTCCCAAGTTATGGGCGAAGAGTTAAAGGACTGGATTTAAATATTTTTAGTAGGAATTTGAATATGTCTCAGAACTTTCCCTTTCTGCGGACCTCCCTTAATAACATATCCGGTAGTGCCATTACCATTAATTTCTACTTCTTTTCTACTTCTTAAAAGAGTTTCGTCTGTCAATTTTTTTAATTTTCTATCAATTTCTTTTATGATAAAACTTGTTAATCTTTCACTTGTCATTTGGACATCCTATCTATGTGATTATAGATTCTACCAATAACCTTGTCAAGATCCATTAATTCTTGCTGCACCATAGCTGCCATTGTTTGGAGCTCTATAAGTGATACTAATACCCAAGTAGATAAACCCATTAAAATAGTACCTAGTAAAGCTATTAATAGTGTGTTAGTTTTTCTACTCATTTAATTACTCCTTTTTAATATTCGTATACACCGCCTTTAAGGTCTACTAAACCCGTTTCGCGGTTCAAAAACTTGTATTCGATTTTAGTTATATCAAAATCTTTTTTAATTTTTTCACATATCACTTCAGGGTCAAATTCCCCGCAAGAATATACGTCAAATTGCATTAAAGCTGGGGAAGGTTCATCCCAGACATGCATCACAATGTGTGATGTTTCTATGATAGCTGCGCCGGTAATACCTCTATTACCTGGAACGTTATGGTAGATCACATACGGACCCATCAAGACCTTCATGTTAATACATTTAATGAAGTCTTGCAACCATTCTTTTAAGAAGGTTTCATCCATCGGTGGATTTACCGCTTCTGCTCGGACAATAAGATGTTTATGAACGAGTAGACTATCTTTCATGGGAAACTAATTAATTTGTACGAATGCAATAACTCCACTAACTAATGCACCGATTAAAATGTATAATAACTTATCTACCTTGCCGTGTATTTTATCTATGTCTTGATGAATATGTTTTTGTGTACAACGAATATTGTCTACATCTTTTTTTACACCAGTCACATGACCATATAATGATATGATGTGTTCTCCAGTTGTTTGTGGTTTTTTAGCCATTATTCGTCATCTCCAGAATCATACCCTGGGTCGTTGTCATCCCCTGGGCCTACTTCACTTCCACCACCGTAATCCCCTGCTGCATCGTTAGGACTTTCATCTTCGTCGGGTCCTCTAACATCTCCAAAAGTAGTCCCTACTGTATTTCCACCAAAAGTATCAACACCGCCATCATTAAAACCATAAGGGTTATCAAGTTGATCGTATCCGCTTAAAGCTGGATCATTATAACCAAGAACATTCCTACCTATATCATATATACCTTTACCTATATTATACATTCCTAACAAAGGAGCTAATTGTGGAGCGAACATACCTATTCCGGTATTAACAAGGCCTCTTTCTAAAAAACTTGCATTATTATATTTACCAAATAAATCTCCAACCCCTCCAGGGCCAGGAGGTCCAGGAGGTCCTTGATTTCCATCATCACCAGAAGGAAGAAGAGCATCTTTAATTCCAGTAATCCCAGTGATTCCAGCGTTTTGAATAGTAGAAGCTAATCTAGGGACACCGCTATAAACATCATCTACCGAAGGTACATACTCCCCTATGTCACTTAAATACTGTTGATATGCTTCGTAAATATTAGTCATTAACTTAATCCTCTTTGTTTTAAACGCATTTGTTGTTCATCAGGACTTAATAAAGCACTTTCCGTCGGTGTCAATCCTTGATTTAACGCTGCCATTGGAGGAGCAGGTGGAGTAACTACTTGAGCATTAGGTTGAGGTTGCGGTGCTAATGGTGGAACCATAGTCACTTGCTGCTCGCTGCTAGCTGCTGGGGCCTGGCTTAAGTAATCTGTTAAAGGCAACTCTATATTAAAATCGTCATTTAAATCAAGCCTAAACATATCTCTTCTCATTTGTTGAATGACTCTAAATGTTTCTCTACTTAATCCAGCTGGAATTTCTAGATCATTAAACTCTTCTCTCAATGCTTCTTCTTGTTCTTGAAATTTTTTTCTAGCTGTTTTAGTTATATCAAAAGGAATAAATTTATCTCTACGAATAGCGTTGTAGTTTTTACTTTCTGCACGTTCTTTAAACAAAACAAACAAATCTTTTCTATCTGCTTCTAATATTTCTGCAGCTTGTATTTTTCTTTTTAATGTTTGAAACTCTTTAAAACGTTGTTGATTCGCTACATAATATCTTGAAATAATAGTGTCTTCATCAATAGCACCACCTTTTAATACATCTGAAGTAAATAAATTTCTTGTTTGTCTAATTCCTTGTTTAAAGTCATTAATTTTATAGTTAAGACTTTTAATCGGATTTAAAGGAATAGGTCTTAATCCTACTAATCCTGCTAATTCTTTTCCCGTGTCATATTTTTCTCCACGTTTTCCTGGGAGTTCTGCCATAGCTCTTACTAGTCGGTCGGTTTGTTTATAAGATAAAGGAGCTACTTCTATAAATGCATATTTAGCAGCCTTAGCTATTTTTTCACCCCAAGGAGCCCTATCATTCCATAACTGTCTTCCTTCTGCAGTTCGACCATTTCTAATAATTAAATTATTCATAACGTTAAACCAAATAGACTCATCTACATAAGGTCGTACAAATCTTGTTAAACCTTTAGTTAAACCTTTTAAAACTCCTACGGTTAAGGGAGCATCAGGATTAAACGCATCTTCTGAATTTACTCCAGCGATGACTGATTGAAAGGGATTGACTACGGTATCATAAACTAAAGCTCCCGTACCATCGATGTAATTAAAACTACCATCTTCGTTTCTAGTTAAAAACAAAGTAGAGGTTTCTGAAAAACCTGGAATAAATTCTCTAGCCGCAGAAATCATTTCTTTCGTAATTCCATACATTCCTGCTACCATAGCGGTAGCTACTACTGGTGCCGTTGCTGTTGCAGCTCCAAATCCAACTAATCTATTTAATCCCACTGTTTGTAAAATAGGATTTTGAGCTTCTTTTAATCCTAACTCCGCAATATTAGCAGCGGTCCTGGTTACTTCAATAGGAAATGATACAAAGTTTCCAGTAGGTAATCTTCTACTTGCTTGTCCAAATTGTCCTACGTATGCATAATTAGGAACTGTGTTTCTAACAATATTAGCAGCTTCTTTCATGATAGAAAGATCGTCAGGCATTTTTTTAATTAATCCTTTTTTTAATGCTTTAGTGTACGCATTTTTATAGGTATCAAATTCTCCTAAAAAGTTAAATATTTTCCATTGGTCATCTTCTGCTACATATACATCGGCTGCTTTCTCGTATATTTTTTTCATGGCTTTTCCAAACTTGCCAAAAAATTTCATGTACACATCTCCACCGCTTCCAATATCATCTAATAATCCTTGAATATCTCTTGCAGAAGCAGAAGAACTTACGACTTGTTCTTCTAACAAAAATTTATACATAGCCTGATCTTTAGGTGTATTACGATACAATATTTGTGGTTGAATCGTGTTAAACGCTTGTTTAAAATTTTTTACCATAGTAACTGGGTTTTTAAATAAATTACCGGTCCCTAATGCAAATTGAGCGGATGTTGTAAAGTTTCTAGCATGGGTAAAAGGACCTAACATTGTTTTAGATATTTGAGTTAATCCTTTAGGAATTAAAAATAAATTTCTATAAATAGTGGTCTTTGCTATATCGTCAAACAATAATTTTTCACTAAAATTAAATGCGTCTTGTAATTCTCTAGTAGTAAACTGACCATTTAAAGGATTGGTATAAATAGATTCTCCTAAAGGAGATTTTATTTGCATACCTTGTGGGTTAGCAATAACCGGTTGATTTCTTAAATTTTTAATAGCTTGTACACGAGTAGGATACACCGCAGCACGTTCTCCTTTTTTTATTAATTCTTTAGATTGTTGTAAGACTCCATTATAAAAATCATCCTTAGCTGCCAACGTAGATAGATCGCTCATGGTGTTAATAATGGTATTTCTTATATCTCTTTTTTGACCAAAAAATCTTTGAAAAGATCTTAAATCTTTTTCAGATTGAATTAACGTAGTAGGTTTAAAAGTACCCCCTTTAACGTTATCTGCAATATTAATAAGTTGAGTTGCCTTATCATCTAATACGCTTAATACGGTTAAAGGAAATTCTGGAGTTTTAGTAAGAGGATTAAATGTAATATTATTATAGACATCATCTATAATGTCATCCAAATCTTGAGGACCTAGATTTACTCCATTTTGTTTTGCATAACGTTTAAATACTTCTTTAACTCCATCAATAGCAGATTGAGCTGGTTTATAATTAAGCATAGGAAGAATACTTTTACCTTCTGCTATTCTATATTCGGAATTAAAAATATTTCTCATTCGGTCATTCATAATTTTGGAAAACTCTGAACTAGACGCATTGATATTTTTCCCTTGTAATACTGTATTTTTAAATACATTCATTTGATTTCTAACTTTCATCATTTCTCCTACTAAAACATTTCCCTGTTTTTTAGTAAGTCCTATTTCATCTAAGAAACCATAGAATTGATTTAATTGTTTACCATCAAATCCTTTAAAGACTACATTGCCTCCTTGAATAACATCATCCGTAGAAGTTAATAATTCATCTAATCTTCCTGTTAATCTTTTCCAAGCAGGATTACGACTAGACATTCCCGATTCTTTAGCAATGTTATATAAACTTTTATCAATGTCTTTAATTAAATCTCTAGCAGTAATTTGACCTCCTGCTATTTTTCCTTCTACTTTTTTTACACCTTCAAAACTTAATTGATCTTTAGCTCCCCTAGGTCTAAAAGGTTGTGCTATATATTTATCAATTAATCTATCTAACTCATCATCGCTATATTTTAAATTTTTTCCAGCTTCGGATATTCTTTTTGCAACTCTATTAAGTCCATAGGCAATAGGGACAGATACCACTGCACCTTCCGCTGCAAATTTAAAACGGTTCCATAATCTTCTAGCTGCTTCATCTTGTGTTGTAAATTTTTTGTCTCTATCTAAAGCACTGGGTCCTCCTAACACATCTCCCCAAGTTCCAATTCCTTCTAAATCTGCTACCAGAGCAGTTCCCGTAGCTCCTCCTAAAGTAACGGCAGCAAAATTTTGTTTTCCTGATAATTTGTTAAAATTTTTAGCACTAATAGAAGCCTTTACCGCCCCTGGATTAGCTCTTGCTACTTTATTTAATTTAGCAGCTTTAGACCATTTGCCATAAATTTGTTTTGCTTTAACTGCTGCTTTAACTCCATAACTTGCTCCTACTCTTCCAAAAGCATATAACTGACCTAAGGCAGAAGTTAATTTTCCTACCGCAGAATCTTTTATAATATCTTCTGATCCTTGTACTATTTTACCAAATACCGTATCGCTAAAATATTTTTCTAATGCAGCCACTTTTCCTTGATCGACTGGAACTCCTTCATCCTCTAAAGCATCTGCAATTTCTGCAGTCAAAGATACTACCCCATAAGGAATTTTAATACTAAGATCTACAATTCCAGCTACAAATCCATTGATAGGATCCACATCTCCCAAAGGAGTTAATTCACTTTCTGGAACACCTTGTACTCGTTCCGCTATTCTTCTAGCTGTTTTTCCAGCTTTTAGAAAAGTATCTCCTGCTAATTCTACGCCCTTAGGTCCAAATAAAATATCTGCAACAGGAGTAGGTTCTCCCGTTCGTTCTGGTACTTGTATAATTTTTTTAGGTTCTTCTTCTAATTCTTCTGGAATTAATTGGTAATCGGACTCGATATAGTCTTCTATATTATTAAATTCTTCCGCCATGGAACCTCCTTAGTATCCTGGTGCTTTTACAAATTTTGTTCCGTCGTATATATAAATTTTTCCGTCCGCTGGACTAACGTATGCTCTGCCAGGGCTATACCTAGTTCTTTTACTATCAGTCGCTTCTGTTTTAAAGGACCCTATTCCAGTTTTAGGATCTACTATAATTATTTTAGTATCTAATATGGTATTGCCTACATCTAATTTTGCTCTTAGATCTGGTGGTATTTTATTAGACTGAAGAGCTATTTTATATTTAGCTAAATTAATTGCTTCAATTTCATCATATCCTGCTTCTTCATATTGTTTTGCTGCTTTAATCATTCTATTTTCAGGAGAGTCTCCTTTTAAGAAAGGAGAATTTTCTTTCATGTAATTATCTAATACTAAACCTAACGCTTCATTGTAAGGTATGCCTCTTTGTTGAGCTACTAAAGCAGCTCTTTTTTCTAAAATATCTCTATCATCTTTAGTTAAATTTTTAACTGCTTGTATTCCAGCTTGTGTTTTAAATTTATTTGCTTCTGCAGTTTGTTGTGCATTTAAACCAGCACCTATTTTTGAAGCTTGTCCAAAAGCGCTTCCAAACGTTTGAAGTGCCATAGGGTCTTTGGCAGCACTTGCACCAAATCCAGTTATATAATTTCTTATGCTATCTCCTTGGCTCGGAAGCATCTTTTGATATTGGTTTTCAATAAGAATCTCGTAGGGTTCTTTTTTTTGTACGTTTCCTTGCTCTTGATAGTTTTGTCTAGGAGTTAATCCAGAAGTAATACCAGTACCTTCGGAAGTAGAACCTCCTTTTCGAAACATAGGTCTTTTAAATATATTAGGCATGGTTACCTACCCATCAATGACATTAATCCACCGTAAGCAGCTGTTGGTCTTGGATTGAACATTCCATATAAATTAGCTAACGTTTGTGATGCTGCTAAACCAGGGCTAGTCATAATCGGTTGTTGAGGGCTTTGAGGTGTACCACTTGCAATTGTTCCATATATACCTGAAGCAGTTCCTAACCTTTGTAGTGGATATTGTTCTTGTAAAATATTTCCTTGTTGAATAGCATCTAGAATAGATTGAGAGTAATTTTGCGCTCCTGCACCTGTAGCCCCTAATTGTCCGGTGATACCTGATTCAAAAGCTTGTTGTTGTTGACCAAAACCTAATTGATTTTGTAAACCTTGTTGTTGTAAACTTTGTGCTTGTGTTAAACCTTGTTGTCTTAGTGCCGCTAGCTGTCCTGCATCTGAAATATCTCTACCTCTTAAATATTCTGCTTCTCCAATTTGTCCTCGTCCTTGTCCATAAGCTCCTTGTGCATATTGACCTCCTCGTAATGTATTTAACCCTGACGCTCGCTGCTCGTTCATTAGTGCTTGAGTCGCGTCAATGACTTCTGTTTGATACGGAGACATATACGATTGATATGCACTTGGCGCAGCTAAATCTTCTGCTGCTTGTAAATAAGGTTGATATGCTGCAACACCGGTTCCAGCGCCTACTCCTGTTACATCTCCTTGAGGAGAAAATTGTAAGGATCCTAATCCTGCTTGCGTTGCGGTTCTTTGTTGAGATGCTTGAATTAATGGATTAACTTGGGAAACCTTAGGCGCCATTCCACCTATATTAACTGGTTGGTTAATTTGATCTATGGTAAGATCTGTTATTCGTTCACCCGCTGGTTCTAAAAAAGGAGCAGGGGTAGTAATATTATAAGCCATTAAACACTTCCTCCGTTTTCAAGTTGTTTCATCATAGAATACATTTTCTGAGCACCTAAGTTAGTGTCTCCACCGCCTGCATTTCTTACTGCATCGGCTGTAAATACAAATTCGTTATTAGATAACATCGCAGGGATATCATCCTCCTTTTCTTTTATACCAATTGGCGGAACAAATCCACCCTGATCTCTATAATCTAGTTCTGCAATTCCTTGTTGATTTTGTCTAGGGTTACCTACCGGCATTCCCATTTGATCTGCTATTTGAGGAGCTGACATAATTCCGTCTTGTACTGAATTTCCATATGCATAACCCATTCTTCCACCATTCATTGCAGGTGCTCGTACTACATCGGCTGCAGTAAAAGATGATCTAGGAGCATTGGTTGCTTCACCTGGATTATATTGTGCTCGTTTACCTGCTTGAGCGGCTTCAAATTTTGCTTGAATTTCTTCTCTTAATTTATTAATTCTTTTTTGATCTAAGTAACTTAAAGTTGTACCTGCAAGGTAAGTAGCTGCTTTAAACAACTCTTGCAATGTTTTTGGATCAGCATTCATTAATGAGTTAAATCCTTGTGAAATAAATTCTCCTACACTAGAAGCTCCGCTTTGAATACTCTCTAGTATGTCTATGCTTTTTACAGATTCAGGTATTAAATTAGTAATCCCGTCAACTCCTCCTGAAATATTACCACCAAGTCTATCAAAAAAAGAAGATGTATCTCCAGTTCCTGCTTGGACTTCTCCTCCAAACATTCCCGGTACATTCAAACCATCTGCACCAGTTGCTTTTCCAAAACCATACGTTGCTCCCGCTTGTTTTACAGCATCGCTGATACTTCCTCGTTGATCAAATCTTCCAATACCTCTCATTGCTGCTGCAATACCTGGTTGAAAAGGTGCAACAAACGGTGCAGCTTTCACTGCAATATCTGCTATTTCATTAGGTATAATGTTCCTTACGAATTTTTTAAATTTACTTCCAAAGCCGTAGTTCTCTCTTGCTACGCCCATAATTCCGCCGTTTTGATATAATTGTCTGCTCATCTGTGATCTAGATATCATAATCCTTTAAATATTGTTAGTAATGAAGCAGGCGCAAAAGTCCTGAAAATACATACTTTACTTGTTTTTACAGTATAGGTCAATCTTTTTTAAAATCAAGATCATCCATAAACCTACCGGTATATCGATACTCACCTATATGAGTAATATATTCATCCACTAAAATGTGACATTTACCACCTATTTCAGCCCATCTTTTACAGAATCCAAAGTCTTCTCCGTAGTACTTTTTGGTTTCTGGTTCATGATAACAATCAAAGAAGTTGTACATAAACTTCTTCTCAACCATTTCACCATTAACAATAGCGGGTTGATTAATTTTTAATTCTGGTAACTTCTCAATCATGGTATCAAACACTTCTTTTTTAATTAACATACATCCGGTAGGAGCATGACTTACTTCTGCTACTCCATTGATTGCAGTTATTTGATTCTTTCCATCTAATTTTAACGGCCAAGTAAATCCTTGTTTAGACATAGTAGCACCGTCTTGTATATTTTTATATTTAATTCTATTAGCAATCTTATTCCAGTCTAAATCTTTTAATGGATAAGGAGCAGCTATTACATCTTTTTCTGCTGCTACTAATTTCATAATGGTATCAAAAGAAAACTCAATATCGGAATCAATAAATAACATGTGAGTGTAGGGATGTTTTTCAAATTCTTCCATAAACGCATTGACACATAAGTTTCTACCTTGCGTTACTAAAGAAGATTTTAATAAAGAAAAAGAAACTAGAATACCATTGACCATACATTTTTGTTGAAATGCTAATAACGCTTGAGTGTAATGAATAGAGCATTCGCTATGAACCGGAGTAGCTACAAAGATAGAAGGTAGTTTACTTACATTAGGTACTTCTTTTTTGTTATCTTTTACCCAGATAGGTTTACTTGGATCTTGCATTGATAGCTCCTTTTAAAAAGTTATTCCATAACGAACCAATACGAGTCCAGTTATAAAATCGGTTAGTATAAATAATTTGATCTTGTAAATGTTTTTGAACAATCTCGTTGTCTAAATTACCTACCGCTGTTTCAATAGCATAGGCAAAGTTTTTAGCTAAATTTGCATACGATTTTTGATAAGGAATATAGGCCGCATATTCTGCACACGTTTCATATAAAGCTCCATAATTGGTAGTAATACAATAGAGTCCTGCCGACATAGCTTCGAGCGCCGCGACGCACGAAGTCTCTTCAAAGATACTAGGATAAGCAAAAATATCATATTTAGGTAACTGTTTTATGATATACTCATTCGGTTTATATCCAATGTAATTTACATTGGGTAGTTGAATAGCTTGTGTAAACAAAGCTTCAAAATTTTTATTGTTTGCTTGTTTGAATTGATCTCCATAAATTTGAGTAGAAGAATATACATCTAAAGTAATTAGTGGATTGGTAATCATTTGCATAGCAGCTAAAATTACATTTAATCCTCTCCAAGGAGTAGAATGAAAAATAAGTTTGATAGGATCTCCTTTTTTATAACTCATTGCTCTAGGGGTTATTTCAGGGATACCATTTTTAATAACTAAACATTTCTCCGTAGGGATATCAAACATCATTCTATATTTTTCATAGTTCCAATGAGAATTAAATACATACCAATCATATTTAGAATGATTCGAAGTATCTTTAAACCAAGGTGCTAAATTAGCTTGATCATATGAATTATGTTGCCATAAGATATTTACTTTATCTTTAGACAAAGGAATTTTTTCAGGGATAGAAGTAGTGATTTGAACTTGATCTAATAACCCTTTATCCGCATGTCTTTCTAAAAACTGCACTTGCAGTTCGGTTCCACCAAGTGGCTGCATTATTTTTGTCCCATTATTTTCTGTAGTAAATGTAATCCTTGATTGGTAACAGTAACAGCTGTATCTACCGCTAAATCATCTTCGTTATGATGTTGTAAAAATTCTTCTTTAGTTGCATAAGTCTTATTAGTAGACTTGCTTCTAAAGGTGTGTTCAGTAGTGGTTTCTATTTTATCCATTCTCTTGAGATCTATCTATTAACATGTAAGACACTGCTCCGCTAACGGCATCAGCAGTACTCGCTTGCACGCTTATAGCATCTCCTGCTTCTAAATTCAAGGTATCTACTAATAGATTTGCAGTAGATTTATTTAATTGTGCATGACCTATTTGAACCGCACTTGCACCATTCTTAGTAAGAAAAAGATCTGTATCTACATTACTAGCAGTATCATGAACCGCTTGTACCGTTTTAACAATAGCTACAGAAGAAGTACTTACGGATAATACAATAGTTACATTAGTAGTGGTTAAATCAAATGTATTGCTTTTAAAAAAATTTGCCATTTACGTTAAAAACCATTCTATTTGCGCTTGTTCATTTTTTAAATCTTTTTGATAACCAAAGTTTAACTCATTCTTTAATGTATTCAACCCTTCGTTCAACTGTCGTTGATTAAACACATCATATTCTTCTCTTGGTTCTGGAATCACTGCAGTAATTTTTGCCATTATCTTCTTCCTCCTGCATGAATATCTAACCTCAAGGTTCCATATCTCCAAGTTTCATCCTGACCATCGTTTTCTATTTTTAAACTAACCTGCCTACCTCTAACCCTAGTGCTTACAAAATTAGTAGTGGTACTAATAGTAAAAGGACCAGTAATTAAAGATCCTGAAGCAGATGATTGTGAATCGGTGGCTGGATAGTTAGTAAAGAACATGGTTACTTTTGCATTTCCACTTAAGTTTTTAAAGTCTGGTATAAATCTAGATACTCTCATAATATATTCACCATCTCCTGCAATTCCTTGTTCGGAAATATCATAATCCCCTGACAAAATATAAGAAGCAATAGCAGTAGTAGATCCTCCAGCGGTTACTTCATTGGTCCCTGTTTCTTGAGCCCAGTACTGAGAAGAACCATATCTATTGGTTACCCCTTGAATGGCTGGGAAGCTCGGAGTTCCATTAGTAGTAAATTCAGTAGCGTAGGGTAAATCATAGGTAGTAGCATCATTATAGGTAGTTCTAGATAAAGAACCGGTAGTCCAACTTTGTTCGATAAAGTTATATACTACATTCCTATTAATTTGTTGCGAGCCGCTCGCTGCATAGTACCAACCCACTTCATTAAATAATGAGTTGTGATATCCATAGGTAATTTGATTAGCATCATAATTAATTCCTAATCCATCTCCTTGAGTGGTAAATACAAAATCTTCTACTAAGGATGGAAGTTGTTTTACCGTTCCATCGTACATAAAAAATCCACCACCAAAACCCATCCAGTACACCGCTCCTTGTGCATAGACGGCAGTGTGTTGCCCTAAACATCCACAGTTGGAACCAACTTGTCTTAATGAAAAAGTGTAAGGAGTTCCCACAAATTGTATTACATAAGCTGCTTGATCGGTTAACACTAATACATAATCTTTTCCTTGTACGGCTGTTACGATTTCATTTCCTTGGTCAAGCAAGAAAGTACCTGCTGTATTAGTCGCGGTAGGAGCCCAAGTATTAATATCTTCTTGATTAGAAAAACGTACCAACATTTTGTTTTGTGTAGAAGCATCTCCGACAGTAGTTTCGGTTCCCATTAAAAATAAATGTCTATCTCTGTCAGAAACTAAACTCATTAATGATCTAGTAGGAGCATCTGCTACGATAGCAGCTCTCGTTTCTAATGCTGCAGGCTCTCCTGCTAAAGGAGTCCAAGTATAGGTAGAACCGTTTCTAGCAGTTGCAACTAACAACTGTCCATAGTTATCGAGCGACCAGGAGCCAGGATCTAAGACCACGGTAGAAGCAGATCGTGCAGTTCCCCATGCTTCTCTTCCATAAGGACCGGTTCCAAATCCATAAGCGGGGGTTTCAAATACAGGACCAATGGTTACATAAGGCGTAACCGTTGCAGAACCTTGAGTAGACATACCTGAACCAGATTCGGTAGTAGACATAGTAATAGTAAAATCATCATCATCTGTGGAAGTAACTTCATAAGTATTGTTAGTAAATTGACTAGCTGAAAAACCTGTTTCACCCCCAGTAGGTAAGGTAATACTAGTAAAAATAATATAAGAACCGTTTGCAACTCCATGAGCTACTTTATTAACCGTAACGGTTGCTGATCCAGTAGTAGAAGTAAAGGTAAATCCTGTAATAGGGGTCTCTAAAGGAGTAATATCATAAAACGCTCCTTCATAATAAATAACTAGCACTTTAGAAGTACCTAGTGCTGCGTATCGAACACCAGTTAAATCAGTCCAAGTGTGTTGTCCTCTGACAGGTCCTGCTATGGTAGAGTTAACTAATTCTTCCCAACCACCTATTTTTTCAGGTTGGCCGTATCTAAAACGTACGTTATCACCGTCTACCCATTGCCCTTCGGCACCGGTCTCTGTTTGTTGTTTGTTGAATCCAGGCTTAAATTGTATCTTTTGTAAAGGCATAGTTATCCATATAAATAAAGTGCTAGGATAGATTGGTGTGGTGGAAATCTACCCTAGCGAGTGGGAACTATATCATCTTTTAAACCAAGCGGGAAGACCTAAATGTGCTCTTTTGTCAAACTTATTGTCTCCAGAACCTTTAGTCGCTTTGTTATTGTAGTGTAAAAATACTTGTCCGCAATCGGTTCCTTTAAATTTATCTCTCCAGTGTTCTAAAATATTTCCTCTATAGACCAACATATCCCCAGGATTTAAATCTACCCTAGTTCCTTTAGATTTAGAAGATTTATAAGCACCTGTTTTATTATCTACCCCACCTTCTTTTTTATCTGGGTTAATATAAATAGGCCAATCGTCTCCACCTAAATTTAGAGTGGTGGATATTTCACAGCTAAACCTATCTTTATGTCTGTGCAAAATATCCCCTTTTTTATAAATTCGTGCGTATGCGTATGTCTCAATTAATTTTAAACCTGTTTGTTTTTGCATAATAGGTTTTACTTCGGTCAGTAAAGTCTCCATGGCAATATCTCCATAATGAGAATAGGTTTCAGGAACTTGTTGATCATTCCAGACACCGAAATAATCAGTCATAGGTGAAATGTATTTCTCATCAAATAAGGTTCTAGCTACTTTTCTTTTTAATAAAAAGTATTTGTATACAAAATCAGCAATCTCTGGTGATATTGCTTTTTTAATTACTGTGTATCCATTTTTCTCAAAACTCATTTTTTCTCCTTGGTTGTTGTTCTCACCGTATCGGTTATCATTTTTCTCACCGCTTGTAGATTAAAGTGTATAAATCTAAATGGTTCTACTCCATCATCTACGGTGTATTGATGTTCTAAGTATGCAGGGAAAAAGATCATAGTTCCAGGTTTTGGTTTGTAATGAACTTTATCGGTACCAAAAGAAATCTCTTCTGATTTCTTTAATGGTAATTGTGACATTACTTTAGCTAATCTTGGATCATTAAACACAGGCATAGAAGTATTTTCAGAACATTCTAAAAAATAAAATCCAGAGATATGATTATCATAATGAATATGACTATCGTGATGTCCACCACCTTTATCTGCAAATTCTTGAACCCAAAATTCTGTCCAAAATAATTCATATCCTGACATATCATAACCCATATGATCCATCACATTCCAGCTAGTGGCTCCAATATATTCTTGTAATTGTTTTAATTTAGGATCTCCAATCAAAGAAGTAGAATGATAACTTAACCCGTGATCCCCTATTTTTTTACCTGCCTTTTTCTCTCTATCCTTAATTGTTTTTTTTAAATTTTTTCTTGCTTGATTGATATAAGTATCACAAACTTTATTAGTAGACTTAACCCATTCAGGTGCTTCTACATGATAGATAGGGGATTGAAAATAAAGGGAGGTGGATAATGGATCTTTAATAGACATATTATTTAAACGGATATCCTAAATTCCACATGACTAAAGAATATCTAGTTCCTTCTGTTACGGGTTTTACTCTATGCCAAACAAAGCTTGGGAATACTACAATAGAGCCTTTTGGTAAAATTTCTAGACAAGGTCTAGTAGGAGTTGGATCATCTGTATTTCTAAATTGAAATTCTAATTCTCCACCTTTATATTCTTTTGGATCGGACAAACTACAAGTCACCGATAGTTTTCTAATCTTTCCGTGAGTATCTTTATTATCTGGATTTGCATAAGGTTGATCCCAAGAATCACAATGCCAATCGTAAAATTGATTTAATTTGTATTTAGTAAATTGACAAGACTCAGAAAAATCCCATTGAAAATTCCAACCAGCACTAGCATTTGCTTGATGTATATACGGTTGAACTTCTTTATAAATCCAACGATCATTGAGCCAAGCTATATTGGAATCTCTTTTTTTTCTTAAATCGTTTAATTCTTCTTTTTCTAATTTTGTAGCTGGATCTAATGAATCTAAATCCTCGTCTGATAAATGAGCCGTTGCTTCTGAAACTTTTCTTTTCTTCTTAGGTTTTTTTGGTTGTGCTTTTTCTTTTTTTTCTAACTCTTCTAATTTTTTAGTTTGACCACCTGTCAACGCAATTTGCTCACGTTGTTCATTTCCATATTTTACAATATCATCACAAACCTTTGCAGGGATGGCTGATTTAAAATACCAGTAATAATTTGTTAAATTCATAAATTCTTTATATTCTTCTTTGTAGAATATATAACAAAAATGTCAAGTCAGCTATTTACTCTGGCCACGTTCCCTGTTTCTGTGCACTAAATTGAGATTTTAAACTCCAGACACCTGCAGCTCCACCAGCTCCTACTGTAATTGAATATGGTGTTGCTCCACAAACATTAGTTTTTACATCTCTATAACCACCTGCACCACCACCTCCACCCCCACCTGAAGTCGGATTCATAGCTCCACCTCCACCACCTCCCGCAACAGTAATTGCTTGAACAACTCTAGTTCCTGGTTGTGTAGTTAAAGTTCCTGATGATGTTTTGGATGTAACTGTGCATTTACCAAAACTAGTTTGGTTTGTTGTACCAATTATACCGCCGTTACCTCTAGCCATTTAAAAATCCTTTTTGGAGATTAATTGCCAGTCGCTGACCAAGATGATGTGTCTGGATCCCAAGCAAATTCTTGAGGGGTAGCATCTGAAGTAGTGCCTAACCATCTCAAGTTGTCCTCATCCCAAACAATATTGTAAGGTGCGTTATCACCGTACGTAGTAATACTAGGATAAGTAACTGGTGCTTGCCAGTCATCATTTGCGTCTAGTAACCAAGAAGCGTAAGGTTGTTGGGAAAGAAATTTATTTTTTGTTGTATCATATACAGATCCAATTCCAGCATATTGTTTTCTGAAATTATTATTATATGAAGTCTGCTTCCAGCTTCCACCTTTGAAGAAATTAGAACACCATGTTTCACCATCAACATGCATATCATTATCTCCAAGAGTTCCGCCATTAGCAGCAATATCGTTTCCAACTACTACTACTCTTTTTACCATCTGATGTGTATCCGATGTAAAACCAGTAGGGTCTACTTTTGATTCTAGTTCTGCGAAATGTGCCATATTTTTTCTCCTTAATATTTATATTTTATTTTGTAACATTTGTCTATTACTTATATCCAAGTGCCACCTTTTACATTTTCGTATACGCTATTCATATCCCATACTCCAGAAGCACATTTAGGTACTGTTTGTTGAACAATCACAACTCCGGATCCACCTGCACCACCAGCTCCACCACCACAAGTACCTGATCCGCCACCGCCACCACCGCCAGTATTAGTTGTTCCAGCTACTCCAGTTCCACCATAACCACCACCGCCGTTACCACCACCACCTGCACCACCGGGTCCTGGTCCAATACTAGGACTAGCTCCACCGCCACCACCACCACCGCCTCTTGTTGTACTATCTCCAGGCCATGCGGAAGAACCTGCTCCACCTGTACCACCGGTACCGTTTGGAAAAGAAGGTGTACTAGTATTTCCTGTTGTACCTACAGCACTTGCACCACCACCACCTGCACCGAGTCTGCCTTCTGGAATTGGATTTGACGCACCACCATTAAAACCTTGAGCGGGACTTGTAGCAGGACTAGCAGGACCAGGAGGTAAACCGCCACCACCTGAACCACCTGCACCACCGCCTGAAATAGGGGTAGGCCCTCCTGCTTGACCACCTCCGCCGCCACCACCGTTAGATGTTATACCTATACCTACTGAATTAGTTCCTGTACTACCTCGTGCACCAGAACCACTACATGCAGCAGGAGCACCAGCTCCGCCGGCTCCTATTGTAACTGGAGTACATCTAGCAGAAATGGGTACGGGTGTAGAATGTCTATAACCGCCAGCACCACCACCGGCACCTTTTCTAGTACCTCCACCTCCACCACCTGCTATAACTAAAATATTTGCACTAGTGACAGTACAGTTGTGTCTTGTAAAATTACTTGATGAAGTAACAACTAATGTTTGAGTTGTGACCGTTGCTACTGATTTTGTAGGTCCAATAATTCCGCCATTTGCCATAGCTGATTACCTCCTATGCGTCGTCCAGAATTTCGTAAGAAATCAATGCAACAAGATCCCCTGTAGCACTTGCTCCACCTTCAATTGAATCACCTTCAGTTAGATAAAAGCCATTATTTTTATCTATCAAAGATAGTGTGGCATCAGCGGGTACAGAAATAGTGCTTGCTATTGCTCTAGTGTTTGATTGGTCATTATATTTTATTGTAACATCTGCAGCGTTACTGCCATCAATGTTAGCAATCATAATTGAATTAATTTTATATACTTTATCAGCTGCTGCTGTAACTAAAGTCGTAGTTAAAGTTGTATCTAAGGCGAATGTTTCTGTTATACCTAAAATCGAACTTACATTTACTATATTTGGGTTTGCCATAATTTACTCCTTTTATCCGAAAACGATTGCCATTGCAATAGCTTTTCCTGTTGAAATTCCTGCTTCTCCAAAGCTCAAAGTACCTGATCCATCGGTAAGCATTGCCTGTCCACTTGTACCATCTGAAACCGGTAATGTATACTGATTAATAGTATTAATATCAGCGTTGACATCTACAATATTAGTACCATCTGAGTATAAAAATTTAGTACCTTTATCGGTAGTTGACCAAGTAGTTCCTGTTCCAGATACTGTTTTAAACTCTACCGTAAAAGTACCTGTGGTACCATTTTTAATAGTGTAATTTTTTTCAATAGAATCTGGGATAGTAACAATTTGATTTCCTGTGATAGTCCCACTTAAAACAATAACTGCATTTTTACCATTAGAAATTACACCATTACTAAAATCAAGAGCAGTTGTTTGCGCACCACCTGCAATAGAAACTGCTTCATAACCAGCAATGGCTTGTTGTACAATGTTTAAATTGGTATTAGTAATATCTCCCCATAGACCGGCTTTTTCACCAGTGACCATGAGTTCTAGTTTTAAATCTCCAGAATAGCTTGATGGCATATTTTATATAATTCCTTAATTAATAGTTTTTATTCAAATTATGCGGCTGTGTCAATATTATTCCAAGTGACATTAGATCCGGTAGAAACTTCAGTATACGCTACAGAGGTGCCTGTGTCAACAATTGTCCATATCTGAGACACTTCATTTCCAAGCTCTAAAGTTAACTGATTTCCTGTTAATAGTACGGATCCTGAGATCGTAAAAGTAACACTTCCTGCAGTCGTATTGATTTGTTGTCCAGTAACATCTACTAGAGTATTGGCATCTAAAACAGCGGTTCCTAAAGTGGCACTTATTTGTTGACCGGTTAAAGCCACATCCGGTGCTACATCTACGGTTCCTACAGCTGTTGATAATTCATTTCCTACAACCGGTATATTTGCAATACCACCAACCACTACAGTTCCAGTATCGGTTTCTAAAACAAAACCAGTTACATCTGCAAAGGTAATAGCATCGAGCGTCGCGGTGCCAGAGACAATAGATAATTCATTACCGGTAACATTAAATGCTACATCGGTTTTACCAATAGCATCTCCTAAAGAAAGTGGGATTTGATTTCCAGATGCCATAGCATCCGGTGAAGCGTCTACAGAACTTAATGCAAAAGCAGCAGTAACACCTGTTGGTGAAGCAATTGTCAAAAGATCTAATGTAGTATCTCCAAGATCTAAATTTAATTGTGAACCAGTAATAGGAACTTGAGTAGATATAGAATTGTTTCCCCAGTCAAGAGTACCCCAACCGAGTTCTCTTCCCCATCCTGAATTTAATTCTACAGTAGTAGTTACGTCTCCTTGAGACGTACTTAATTGAGTACCAGTGACAGATATACTTACATCACTTTGTTCTCCCCAGCTGTTTATTCCCCAGGTTAGTGTACCCCAAGTATTGACCATAATAGGTTAGCTCCTATTAGTTGCCGATTCTTAGAATAGCTGCTGAAGTGGTAAATGCTGGAAACTGAATTGTAAAAGTTCCTGAAGTCGCTGCTTTGTCTGCACCAAAATCTAATACTGCCACCGCTTTGTTAGTCGATGAAGTATTATAAATTAAAGCTCCTCTAGCTGTGATCGTTACACCCGTAAAAGATAAATCTGCAAAATCAACAATCGCAACACCTGATGAGACTGAAGTACTTGGATTTGGTTTTACTAAGGTTCCACCGCCGGCAGCATATTGTCCAGAATTTGGAACTTCATTGGTAGAAGCATATGCCGTAGTAGTAGAATTTAACGTTGCATCAGAAGTGTACAGAGCAAGTTTAAAAGTATCACCACCAGAAAATTGAAACGTATGTTCCCCTTCTAGTAGTTCTTGTTTAAAACTGTTTGCAACCGCTTGTGTTATAGCCATAGTTTACTCCTTATTTTTGTTTTCCGACTTTCGGAACTCCTGTTTGGAATTCATCAGTTCGTCTTCTTCCCATTTGCTCAATTGTAAATCCTTGTAGAGCTTGTTGATATTTACCTTCATAATATTGAATCATATCAGCTGGACCTTTTAAAAATCCAAAAGCCTCTACTAGGCATGCATACAATAAGCCATTAGGAAATTCTGTACTTAAGTATGTAGTGGTATTACTACTAGATAATCCCTCTGGTTTCAAGATATAATTTATCTGCATGTTATAATTTATATCTGGGGTAGGAGCCACCACAATGGTGTTCTCATCCCAATAACTGTAATATCTAGGTAATCCTTGTACTCCAGTAGGATCATACTCCGACATGAAGCTGGTATCCCTAAAATCTAAAAAATATCTATCTGAATTATCTGCTCCACCGGTAGAGTTAGTAATTTGACAAGACCTGATTATTAAAGTTTGATTATTAATAAGAGGGGTACTTACAAATCGTTGCCCTGCTATAATATCTGCTTGTGCATATTGTCTATTATTATCAGAGTCTACGTCTCTTAAAAGTCTAAATTCAGTATCTGAAAGAAAGCCATCTACAATAGTAGAGGTAAATACATTGGCATCTACTTCACAATAATCTCTAATTTTTTGTACTAATTCTGCATATGTCATTATGGTTGTAAAGTAATTGGTCCTGAACTACAGCCAATTCCTCCTCCTTGTACATTTCCAAAAGTAGCCGTTCCCGGTATTTGGAAATAATAATAATTTAAAACATCTCCTACAATTCCAGAAGAATTTATTTGTCCTACGGTAATAGTATAACCGTTTTCATTATCAATGTCACTGATTGAGTCAAAAGTAGGAATCGGATTAAAGTAATATAAATCGTTATCATTAGTTGGATCAGGTATAATAGGACCGGTAGGAGGACTACCTGCTAAACCTCTAAATCGAACTGTATTGCCAGTGCTTAATCCATGATTTTGAGAGTTTACATTAATATAAGTACTTCCAGAATATAAAATAGTTTCAAATGGATTAGGAACTAATAACACAGTAACCGGTGGTTCTTTACGATCGGGTCTAGCAAATTGTAAACCTTGTGCATCGGTACCTGCTGGTCTTGGATTTAATTGAGGTTGTTTTGATTCAAACTCAGAAGTATGAACTCTTGCTCCATTCCACTCTACTACCATTTCTTTGTAAGGAAATGCCATACCACTTCTATCGGAAATAAATTGTGCAAATTTTCCTCTCGATAAATTAGTCATTAGACTCCTGGGTAATAAGTTCGTGGACTAATATAAGAACTAGCAGAAGAACCATCTTCTTGTAAAGCTCTTAGTAATTCATCCTCGTATAATAATTTTAATTCTTGTACACGTTGAGGTGCTAATTTTTGTGCTAAATAATAAGTAAGTCCTGAACACATTGCCGGAACAAATCTATACACTATATCCGAAGCGTTCGTGTACGATCCTGCATCTTGTATTCTTTTTACAAAAAAGAAGTTAATAGTATTTCCTGCTTCCGTAGCACTAGGTGCTAGATATAAAGTAACCGATACTCTATCAATAAGTCTTTGAACAAAATATTGAGTAGGAGTTCCTTGTTGAGACTTAGCCGATAAACCTTGATAGGTTGATCTGTCAATTTTAGTCAAAGGAAAATCTACTTGAGTAGAATTTCTATAAGAAGCTTCTAACATATCGTCATAACCATATAAAATAGTTGCATGGTCGTATACGACATCATCATCCGCGTGACTAGCTGCGGAAGTACTATTCGCGCCACGAGTGGCTCCGGTTAAACTAGTAGTGTCTGAATTTTGTCCTGAGTAAGTAATCTGTTCTGTTCCAATTAAAATAGTTCCAGAAGTAGGAAACCCTACTAAAGAATTTAAAGGAATAGTGGTCGCTGTATCATTAATGGCTGCGGATAAACTATTGAAAACCCCACTGGAAGTTCCATCAGAAGGAGATCTATAAAAATTATAAACGATTTGACCTTGAACTAAAGTAAAAGAATTATTTTCTACTTCCCAAAATTTAAGACCTCTGTTTCCCCATTCTGAAAATAAAATATTTAAAGAACGTCTAGAAGTTCTCATGTTATTTCCAGACATAGGATTTAATCCTAATCTTTCAAAAGCTTCCGTGATAACGTCATCAATGAAGAAATTCTTATCCCAAGTATATGTGCCGGAAGTAATGTTAGTCATTTAGACTCCTACCCTGCTGTTAGACCTGGACCAGAATATTTATCTGTTAATAAAGTAACTGCAGCTACTGTAAAAGTAGAAACATAAACTCCTTTTGGAAATAAAATTCCATCTTCAGGAAAAGAAAAATTAATAATATCTCCTGCAGGGACATCCGCTTGGAATAATGTGTCTCCAGTTGCACTGGTAGTTTTTAAAATAACAGTACCGGACGTTGCTAGTCCTGCAACAACAATTCCTCTTAGTCTTACAGGTGGTGCTACGATTACATTGGTAGTTGCTCCTGCAATTCTTGTTGCTTGTATGTCTGCTTTATATGAACCCATTTTATTCTCCTTAGTAAAGAGCTCCCGAAGGAGCTCT